CTCTTCGCGTGCGCCAGCGGTTCCTCTACCGCGAATACAAATGGGGTGTTTAGATCCATTATCCATTGATGGACCTTACGGATGTCGATTTCTTTTTTCTTCGACATCTGAAGAGTAGGCATACGGATTTTATCGATTAGACTGCCGTCGTGTTTCGATATGGCGCATAGTCCGCCGTCTAATCCGTTGTCTACTCCGACGATCATACTTAAAGAAAGTTGCCGCTGCAAATGGGGCTACATAACCTCACTTCAATTTTTGGATATATTCACTGATTAGATCCTCCCTTACTTCCGAAGATAAATTTCCCGTGAAGTGGCATATAAAATCTCCTTCAATATAGTCGCTGTAAAAACTATTGAACTTCCTTGTAGAATACTCAACTTCTACTTTGGAATCAAAATCAAGAATGTTATCCTTCCAGAAAACATTCATCGCGTCGTTATCCCACCACACATCCCACAAATATTTTGGGTTGTTTTCAGGCCATTCCCACCACAGTTTAAGAAGTTCTCTCGACCATTCGGTATTTTTAATGAAAAACTGACCCGTATTTAAAACGTGTTCGCACCAATTCTCACAATACCCGCCTTCTCCTTGACTAGCTATTACCAAATCCTTATCGTCTTTAAGAAAATTCTCTATGCGAATAGAGTGGTTCATAATCAAGGAGTCGATATCAGACCAAAATACCCAATCTACATCTTCTTCCTCAAATAAATCGAGGATAAAAGGAATTCTATACCATGCGGGATGCCTATCTTTCGGGAACGGGATCTTTTTATGGAAAAATTGATACGAGTGAGTGTCGCAATAATTTTTAGTATTATCAATAACGGTTGAAGCCCAAGAGTCGTAATTGGGTGTGTATAACTGAGCGACGGCTACCTTCACTGTATTGGTGGAGTTACAACTGGGTAGGGATATACTCAGGACAATACATATTGTCGCAGTTCTCGTCCACAGTCCCGTCGCACGTCTCGCAGTGTTCCTCGCGTTCCTCAGTGAGTAAGGCTTTGGCTAAGATAGAGTAATTCACAAGATCCTCACAGGCGTCATCGACCGACTCGCCAGCGACTTTTAGCTCGCCATCATTCACGAACGATTTAATCCGCATCAGTTTATCCTGCATCCTTAACAGCAATCCGGTAACCGGATGGAGTCCTAACGATTTAGCTGACTTGAAATTAGCGAGCGCGTCTACGGTCTCAGTGCCACCGCAGTAGTCGGAGTTTTTTGCTCGCATGATGTCGAGCGTTTTAGCGCACGTCTCTTCGTGGAGACGGAATAGGGTTTCGGGTTTCATAATACTTCTTCCATTTTATCCCACAGGAGCTTCATAATTTCTTCTCGGTAATCATCCGCTTCTGAGGGGCTGAACCCGTATTCTTCTATGTGTTCCCCAAAGTCTGCCTCACGGTGGAGTAAGAAAAGACGAATAATATCTAGGTTCTGCCAATCTAATTGTTTTTTCATTATTTTACTGGTATTGAATCTCCTCGGATAAGTAGGCCGTCGCCCTCTGCTGGCACAAGAACCCTGATCCCTTTCGGCAACGATTGCAGGTAGAACACTTCGCGAGCCGTTGACGGCCTCACGCGATACCATAGTCCGTCGGCGGTATCGACAGGAAATCGGAAATCAGAACCCTCATCTATACGGGTAATGAACCTTGCCCCTACTTCGGGTTCGCGGTCTTCAAACATTGCGACGGTATTAAATCTCTTTTCCGGTCTCGGCGTCAATCGTTTTTTTCTGTTTTATCGCCCCTCCTCCTTTGTCGGCTTTGGAGTTGTTAAGGATAGAAATATCGATCTGCATCTTACTACTGCCTCCGCCAGTCTTCGCGTTAAGACCTAAGTTACGTCGAATGAGCTGGTCGAGTTCAGACATCTCGCGGATTGTCTTCGGACCGCGTAGGGTCTTTATCGAGTCGCGCAGTAACTTAATTCCGGCTGCGGCTACATAGTGCTGGTATTTGTCAGCGGGCGAGTTCTGCGCCTCCGCGATCTCGCTAAGGGTAACGTCCTCTTCTTTCGACGCTCGGAACCGTTCTTCAACAATGGCCGAACTCACCGTCTCGTTAAAGTGTTCTTCAATATCTTCTTTAAGCTGGTCTTTGTCGTCGTCCGGTTTCAGGTGTTCGTCTTTGACTTTTTTATTGTGGATCAGGTTGTCGAGAACCTTGCCGTCCGACATATCCCCGTTCACCTTTGCAGCGACTCCGTGCTTCTTTAGCCATTTACGAATTGTGTTGCGGTGAACCCCAATGTGTTGACCAATCGCACTATTACTGTAACCTTCTTTGCTAAGGCGCAAGGCTTCGGCCTCGCACTCTCGTATAGGTTTTTCAGACATCCACTTAATTATGCCTTCCGAAGCAGACAAACGCAAGCGCGTTCTGGAGCCGCGCATCGACCCGCAATCCAAGAAGATGGACGTGGGCGGTCTAATGATCCAGCCCACCAGTCTCCTTACCGCTTTACTTTACGGTTTCGCGCACCACCCGAACGACAAGGCCAAGGAGTTTTACTTCTGGCGAGTCTGCGACGAACTCTGGAATAGGGAAGAACTACCGGAGCATATGATGGTTCGCCATCCTTGGGCCGAAAAAATGATTCGGGCAGCGATTAAGCACAAGTATCTGGCGGTCGGTGGTTCTGCGTCGTCCGGTAAATCACACACAATGGCCGCATGGGGAATCGTCCAGTGGCTATCTCAGCCACGCGACACACTAGTCCTGATGACCTCAACAACGCTACGGGAAGCGCGAAAAAGGATATGGGGTTCAGTAATGTCTCTATTGTCCGTGATCGATGGTGCGCCGATCAAGATACGGGACTCAATAGGAAACGCTGCCTACATCGATGAAAACGGCACGCTTATCGAGAGAGCTGGTTTATCGCTTATTGCAGCGGAAAAATCTAAGACGAGAGAGGCGATTGGCAAATTCATCGGAATCAAGCAGAAGCGCGTGATTATGATCGGCGACGAGCTTTCAGAACTTTCTGAGAGCATCTTGCAGGCTGGCCTGACTAACTTATCTAAGAACCCGTCATTTCAAATGATTGGTATGTCCAACCCGAATAGTAGGTTTGACGCTTTCGGCGTCTGGTCGGAGCCGAAGAAGGGCTGGGAGTCCGTGGATACGCAGACCGCTGACGAATGGAAGACTAAATGGAACGGTAAATATATTAGACTGGATGGTGAGCGGAGTCCAAACATTACTTTAGGAGAGGTTAAATATCCTTGGCTACCCACCGCTGAGAAGCTGGCGGAAGACAGGGCGTTATTAGGGCCAGAGTCCAGAGGATATATGAGGATGGTTCGCGCAGTCTTTTTCGACTCTGACGAAACAACGGGAATCTACTCTGAGGCGGAGCTTACTAAAGGTGGTGCGATGGGGGAGGTCGATTGGGCCGGAAAACCGACGGCGGTGGCCGGAATAGACCCTGCCTTCACGAACGGGGGCGACCGGACTATTATGTATACCGCCGAAGTAGGCTACGCCCGAAACGGCCAATACGTATGTAAATTGGGAGAGGCGATCCACTTAAACGATGACGCCACTAATAAAGCGGTTCCGCGCACCTACCAGATCGTCCACCAGATTATCGACCACTGCAAACGGAGGAATATCTCTGCTAATAACGTAGCACTCGACTCGACCGGAGCGGGTGCGCCGTTCTGCGACGTGTTGGCTGGCGAGTGGTCGAGCGACTTTATGCGCGTCACCTTCGGTGGTAAAGGATCAGACAAGCGTGTCAGCATGAACAGCCAGCTTACCGGAGCCGAACTCTACACTAATAGAGTCTCTGAACTCTGGTTCGTCGGCAAGGAACTGCTGAGAACTAAGCAGATCTACGGTGTATCGTCGGATCTCGCACAGGAAATGTGTGCCAGAAACTACGACATGACTAAGGGAACAGGCACGCTGAGAGTGAAGATCGAGTCGAAACCAGAGTTCAAGGCACGGTTTGGTCGCAGCCCAGACTTGGCAGATGCTGCGTTCTTGGCTCTCGATTGCGCTCGCCAGCGATTAGGATTAGTGGCTGTTGACCCACCGAAAGACGATGACGGTAAGGGGTTCAGGAAACAGGTTACGATTAAAAGTCTTAGCGGTGCGCTCAATAATCCAGATACCAGCCTGATCAGCTAAAAAAAAACTTTTCTCTGAGGCTCTTAGTACCTTATAATATATTATAAGGTACTAAAGGTCTGGGAAAAAAGTTTTTTTGCCCCGAATCCCGAAGATTGACACTTGTTCCTAAAACCTGTATCTTTTGCCTGTGGCGAATAAACGATTCAAGCGGCTCCCTTCTGGCCGTATCCAATACCACGGCGAGACGTTCGCTGGCTTTAATAAGCCTAAACGCGCCCCGAAAGGATCGAAAAAAAAATTTGTCG